TGATATATCGCTGGACCTTTTGCCATCTACATACCTCCATTTTATCAGCTGCCTCTCCTGTATTGTCAACTTATCGAAAGGAGGAAAATTATTTTCTCCAACTACCCAAGCTTCATCAATATCCTCTGCAGACAAAATTGATTCTAAAGAATACTCTCTAGGTTCTGCCTTAAATCCTGTTTCAAAATTTTCACTTTCCGGGTCAGTGTCTGCGTCATCATCTATTAGTGGAAACGTTTTTCTTCCTAGCTGATCTATTAAAAATGTATCAACGTTTTTCTTCAGCAAATAAAAAAAGTAGCTATACAAGAATCCGGCTAAAAGGTATTGGCCCCTTAGCTGACTCCTTCTTTTCGTACCTGGCAATGCATTGAAAGAATGTCGTGTCTATCGTTTGGCGTATATCTTCTTCGTCTCCATATCTTTTGGCCATGTAAACTATGCCGGCCCATTATTTCTGATACATCTTTATGATCTTTTTTTACTAGTTTATTTTTCATTAATGCCATACGAGTATAGGGGTTTTTAACAAACAACCCAATAAACCTTCTTATGTCATAGTCAGCTAGATTATATCTGCCATGGTATATCAATGCTACGTACTTGCTTAAAAAATTATTAAAAACTTTTAACAACTCCTGCTTTGCGGCGTGGCTTCCAGACTTGGATTGAGCTATTAGCTCTTGCATTTCATTTTCTTCTAGATTATAATATTGTTCTTTATAAGCGGCCATTATTTTCCTTCCCAGTAAATTATATTTTCTGAGTATTCTGATCTTATGTCTTCGTAGTAAACTATATTAGGTACACCTAATTCGTTTAAGAATTCAACAGCGTCCTTAGCGTACTTGCTGATAATGCACGTGAACTTTTCAAATTCTTTTGGATAATATCTTTTAAACCTTTTTATTTTTGTTTTACTTTTTGGGTCTAAGTACCCTTTCATCTCAACCCATTCATCAGTTGCACATAAATAAAAGTCGGGCGTATAACCTTTAACTCCTTTTTTAATTGGAAAAGAAAAAACAGTAGGTTCAAATTCATGTTTAATTTTATATGCATTTAAGATGCGTACAAAATTAGCTTCCCAATTAGATCTTACATTTAAATCAATATCTTTTCTGTATCCAGTTTTGGTATGCTTGTAAGCATTACCTGTCCTCGTAGGTTTCTTAACCTCATCCGAGATTATTTCTTCCGCAATTTTATTGCCGTTAATCTTTTTAAAATTTGGATGGTTTTTCATTTTTGATCTAGAAATAAAAAAGTCTGCGGACTTGACAACGATGCTCTTAACCATGTAACCTCTACTCTGTTATATCCACTAAGTATATTATACTTTAAATAAATGTAAAAAACAAGCAGCTTTAAAGTTGCAAAACCACAGAGGAATAGGTAGAATACAATTATGACAAATACAACAACAACAAGAACCCTATTGGACAGCATGCACCAGGCAGCTAATGAAGAGGCGATTGATGCCTTGGTTAATAACTACGGTTTTAACCACGAAACAGCTATCAAGCTCGTAACTGAGTTTGACGGCAATGACTTCGAACTTAGCTCTGAAGCTTCTTTCTAATAGTTAAATATAAAAACCCCCCCGTTGGTATATCCAGCGGGGGGGTTTTTTGTATACCTAATAAAGCTTTATGCGCTCCAATGATTCTTTTTATTTCTAAACACACCAACGCCACATTCGCCAGACTTAGCGTGATCACAGTATGAGCAGGCTCTTACGTTGCTCGTAGCCGCAAAAGAATTGTCATTGACTATATCTTTAATTAAAGACAACAATCTTACCTTCACATCTTCCAGATCTTCTTTAGTAAAGAGGTGACCTTTTCTTTTGCCAGATCTTAGGTAATGTAGCTCGGCATAGATTTCTTTTTCTGGCATCATTATAGATGCAGCTAACGCATAGATCCCTAGCTGTAGGTTTTGCGCTATACCCTTTTGGGTGACTTCCCATTTGCCAGTTTTATAGTCAATAATATTGACTCTGTCTCCGACGACATCTATTCTATCTATATAGCCTATCATTGAATAGTTACCTATAATAAAACTAAAGGCATGTTCTTTATCGTATACGTCAAAGGTTGTGTCTAAGTTTTGATCGTAAAATTCATTTATAAGATTTCTTCCAACAGAAATTAATTCCTGAGATATTTTATTATCTGGATCTAACTTTTGTTTACTTACTTCAAACTCATCAACCATCTCTTGATGGTCTAGTGGCTTTTCTTTATCAACTACTTTTTCTAATACTGCGTGGACTATATTCCCGAAGCGTTGCGGCTTCTCCAAATAATCTAGGTTCTTTTTGTATATAAGAATAAAAATATTTTGATGGGCACTGCGCGTAAGTATCTAACCTTGAGTAGGAAAAATCCAAGAGCGATAGCTTTTGTAGCGGATCTAAGTCTTCTATTTTTTTTATAGCTATTGACATTTATTAATCTTCCGTGTTATGTTCTGTGACAAGCAATCCGTTTGGATCATATTCTTTACCGTCTTCATCTATCGTGTGACCAGTTTTAACATTGATATATCTATCATGCCCAACTGAAACCCAACCGGTCTCACCCATCTCCATAAAATCACCTTCAATATAAGGCCAAGGCATAGCAGTCTCCTATTCTACAGATATAACTGTATTGTTTATTGAGTCTATATTAAAATAGTAATTTAGTAAACCGTATATATCACGTAGCTCTGCCTTAGAGGCGTTAAATCCTACCATGCCAAGCTGGATAAAAAAAGTTTCATCAAACCCAGGTAGGGCCTCATACTCTATGATCTGTGCATCGTTGAGCAGCATTCTTCCATTTTCATTCTTAAACATTTAATCCTCATCTACTATTGTTATAGGGTTCCATGTTGGGTCATTCATCTTTTCTCTCATATCTGAGACGTATGAATCCCAATCTCGTTCATCTTCTGATTTTTTTTCATATGTTACTTTTGCTTTAAAAGGATTGCTTTTAAATTTTACTATAAAACTTTTTCCACCATTCTTAGGCGTCCAACGAAGATTGCCATTCTTGCAATCGCAATAATCATCATTGTTTATATCTATCATCCCCTTTGGGTCAAATCTACCACTGCAACCATTACACGCTGTATAGCGTCCTTTGTCAGCGCACCTACTGCACGATGAACAGTACGACCAACATGGTCTTTCTGCGGGGTTCTTATAGCTTCCTGGCAGGGCCATTTATATCTCCAATTCTAATATTTTATTAAGAGAATCCACAATTTTTCCTGATGCAAGTATATCAAATTTGTAAACAAATTTTCGATTATTATCAATAATTTCTAAAAATACTGGTCTGTTTCCTTTATTGCTAGAAACCAAATCATATATCTTTTCGAAGGTACCCTGTGACAAACCGTCTTTAACAGTTAAGGATATTGGTTTGCCACCGGAAAATATTTTAGAATCTATTTTTTCAGATGAATTATAAAACAATTTAACAACAGAATTCTCATCGTCATTCTCTCTGTTTAAAAATGCGCTTACTACAAATATATCTCCAGAGTTAAAATAATCGTCACTTATATCTTTTGCATTTTTAGGAAAGATTATAACTTCTATGCTAGAGCTGATGTCTTCTATTTCTAGCTTGTACATCTTTTGACCTTTTTTAGTGGTCATCTTTTTGTTTGACACTATAATGCCACCAACCTTAACTGCTGTTCCACCTGGGCAGTCTGAAAGGTCTATTACTTCGTGAGTAATTTGATTCTTAAGTATATCCCAGATACCAAGAACTGGATGGTTGGTTACATAAATTCCTAGTTGTTCTCTCTCTTTTTCTAGAACTTCTAATTCTATTCTTCTGCTCAATTCCATATTCTGATCTTCAACTAATTCATCTAAGGCCCCAGAAAAACCTAAATTTTCTAAAGTAGATTTCTTTAACACCGATGGATCACATCTTCTATAAAAATCATACAGAGAGGTATACGGCTTATCTTGGTCTCTGCAGTTGACTATAGAGTCTGCGATAGACAAGCCGATCCCATCTATAGCTGATAGACCAAAAATTATAGAGTTTGTATTAACTACTTCAAAATCAACCCCAGAATAATTTACTGAAGGAGGAAGAACTTCTAGGTTTAACTTTCTACAGTCTGAAAGATACACAGCCTGCTTATCTTTATTGCCAACTACCGAGGTCATTAAAGCCGCCATATACTCAACCGTGTAATTAGCCTTTAGGTATGCAGTTGTGTAGGAGATCATTGCGTAACTTGCAGCGTGTGCTCTATTGAAACCATAACCACCGAAGTATTCGATGTCCGAATAAATCTTATTTGCTTTATCATCAGTTATATCAGAAACTTTTACGCAGCCTTCTACAAACTTTTTTCTGAATAAAGAAATCTTGTCCATTTGCTTTTTACCAATGGCTTTACGCAAGTCGTCTGCTTCAGCGGAACTAAACCCAGCAAGCTCTCTAGCAACACCAAGCACGTCTTCCTGGTATAACATGATACCAAGTGACGGTCCCAAGACTTTTTCAAGCTTAGGATGATCATATGATACTCTGGACTTTCCATTTTTTCTGTCTATATAAAGCTTATCCATCCCAGATCCCATTGGGCCAGGTCTGTACAAGGATATCAAAGCCATTATGTCTTCTATGTTTTGCGGCTGCATTTGGACCATCAACTGTCTCATGCCAGAAGATTCTAACTGGAACACTCCAGCTGAATTTCCCTTACATAATTCTTCATAAGTTTTTGGGTCATCTAGTGGGATAAATTCTATGTCGATAACTTCTTTTGTGTTTTTTTCTATAAGTTTTAAACATGAATCTATGACACCAAGGTTTCTTAAACCCAGGAAGTCAATTTTTAATAGGCCACACTGTTCTACTCTACCCATATCCCACTGTGTGACTAGTGGAGCATCAGCGCCCTTCTTCATCACAGGTAGATAGTCAGTCAAGGGACCCTTAGATATAACCACACCAGCTGCGTGTATGCCAGTCTGTCTGACTAAACCCTCTAGCCCAATAGCGGTGTCCACTATAAGTTTTGAATCACTATTTAAAGTGTACTCTGTTTTAAACTCCTGGACTTCCATGCACTCTGCTAGATTTTTTGATATCCCCAAGATAGGAGCAGGAACAAGTTTCGCTATTTTATCCCCAGATATAAAATCGTAACCCAAAGCTCTGGCTGCATCGCGCAAAGATTGTCTGGCGCCAGTTCTATTGAATGTGCATATGTGTGCGACTCTATCATCGCCATATTTAGTTCTTGCATATTCGATAACTCTATCTCTGTGTCTATCGTCAAAGTCAAGGTCGATGTCGGGCATTGACTTTCTTCCCTCAACCAAAAATCTTTCAAACATCAAACCAAATCTAATTGGATCTAGATTAGTAATATCAAATGCATAGGATAGAACGCTGCCAGCCGCAGATCCTCTACCCCATCCAACTCTTATATGATTATCCTTCGCCCACTTAACTAGATCAGAAACTACCAAGAAGTATTCCGAAAATCCCATTTCTTTTACCACTTTTATTTCATGGTTAGCTCTATCGACTATATTTTGCGGAAGAGGATCTCCATATCTTTTCTTTAAGCCATCCCAAGCTAATCTTTCAAAGTAATCAGTTGAGTTTTCTTTTGTCGGTATAGGAAAATCAGGGAAGTGAATCTCTCCAAAGTTTAAGTTAACATCTATCATATCGTTAACATGCATGGTGTTCTTTAACCATTCATCAGAAAATACAGAAGCCATATCTTCGTATGATTGAAGATAAAATTTATCGCCTGAAAAAGAAAATCTATTAGGAGTATGTACGTTACAGTTTGTTGCTACGCATAGCATTATGTCATGAGCCTTGGCGTCATGTTGATGTACATAATGGCAGTCTCCGGTTGGGATTATCTTAGCGCCTATTGTATTTGCTATCTTAATCAGATCTGGAATAATTTTCTTTTGCTCGTCTAAATCATGATTTTGCACTTCTATGAAATAGTTCTCTTTGCCGACTATTGACTGCATGGTAGCAGCATGCTTTAATGCCGTGTTGTAATCATTTCTAAGCAGGGCTTGAGATACTTCACCGTTCAGACACCCAGACAGCACTATAACGCCCTCTGAGTGCATGGATATGAGTTCATGATCCAATCTAGGCTTAACATAATACCCATCTATAAATGATTCAGAAGACATCTTAATAATGTTATGATATCCAATATTATTTTTAGCCAAAATAGTTATATGATAAGGACCTCTTTGTTCCCACTCATTTTTAGATGGGCCCGATCTTTCCTCTTCGTCTCTATCAAATCTAGTTTTTCTAGCTTGATAAAATTCAGAACCCAATATTGGCTTAACCCCAACAGCTTTACCAGCATCATAAAAGTCTAGCCAAGAATGTATGTTACCATGATCAGTAGTGGCTATACCAGTCATCCCTAACAGCTTAGCTCTCTCTAGGTATTCCTCGACTCGCCCATGCCCATCGAGCATAGAGAAGACTGTGTGGTTATGAAGGTTAGTCCAGTTTTTCATTATAATTTACTAATCAAATTCCTCGTCTATTATCCGAATCGTCAAGAGAACTATCTCTGTTCTCCCTATAAACAATTGCTACAACTCCTCCGCAATACTTACACGGAACCGATTTACCCTCTTGAGCAAACGGGCTATTAAACATATAGGCCATAGGCTGATCGGATTTACACTCGGTGCAAACCCCAATCACATCATCTTCATTTTCAACTGGCATTTTTTTTGTCTCCCTTTTGTTTATACGCGAATCTTATTGGTGACGGGGAAAGCTCTTCAGTGCTCTCAATATATTTATTGCCAACAGTAATCCATTTTTTCTTCTTTTCCAAGTGACAATCCCCACACCCAACACCGGCAGAATTAGCTCGGTCACAAGTGTACGGTCTTCCACCTATGCCTATTTGTCTTCTTTTTATCCAATCATTAATGTGGCTCGTAGATTTTTCATAATTAAAATCATCACACAGACTAAGTATACTATACAAAAACTTTATTGATTCTTCATCGTATGTAAGTATTGAACAAAGAAATAGTCTAGCTTCGTGCTCTAGCTTCTTATTAACTTTTGCCTGCTCGATAAGTCTTGTAATGGCGCTACAATTTTTTAACAGTTCTTTTGGAGTAAACTCTTTTTCATTTAAATTTATCTCTTTAAAAGCGGAAGCACCGTGTTTGTTGAAGTGTTCAAGGAAGTTTGAAGATCTACCTTTATCTAGTTCCATGTCATAAGTGAATTCCCTAAACCACTCATTAGCTTTTAGATTAAACTCTTGATCCTCAACATTGTTATCTGCTTCCATTTTGCAAAACTCGAGCACAGCATCAAAGCTCGAATCAAATATGTGTCTAGGAATAAGGTTTTTGTACAAACCAGTTTCCTGGTGCTTACTGCCAGCAAGGCGCCACATTCTTCTAGGATCGTAAACACTAAAGTCTATTGATTCTATATCTAGATTTTTTTTAATCTTAGTAGCTATGTATCTAAATATATTTGGCAATGCGTTAGACGGGTTAATACCCAAAGCTATTGCTTCACACTCTATGTGGAAACCCTTCTTGCCAGTAAAGTAAACCAACAAAGATTTTTCAGGGACGTACTCTCTCAGGTAGCCCACCAACTTTTTGCATTCTTCATAAGATACATTCGGATCTTTATTGTCCAAGTCAAAATAAAGAGAACCTAATCTGACAGCTTTTTCAATATCCATGGAATTATAATGCCAAATAGAAGTATACAAACCATTGTTGCTATGTTGCTTTCTAAAATTTTCTATATTAAATATAGAAATAAACTTAGGATTGTCCCCATCTTTGTCTCTTATGATTCTAGACAAGGAAGGAACATATCTAGCCGTCTCAACTAATTGCCAAGAGTTTAGATATTTTTCTGTATCATTTGGTATCTTCATAAAATAACTTTTTTGTTTTCAATATTATTAATATTTCCAATAACTACTTTATCCGACTCTACGATGTTCTTACTGTTGTTTCTGTAGTATACAGATTCTGCTATTATTTTATCTATGTTTTTAATTAGATAATATCTTTTTTTAATTCTTTGTTCCAGATCCATCTTTTCTCCATTTTGGATTTATCAAATCACTATCTTCAATAATCAAATGTACTTTTGAAGCAATGTTATCAGATAAATGAACTATATAATCTAAATAAGTTATCGGATAAGTTTCTGGTATTGGTGACCACGGGCCAAGATGGCATCTAACCAATCTAAGTATTGATTGGACAATGTCTTCTGACAAGAATAAGGTAGACGATTCTGATTCACTAGCAAACTTCTTATCTTTTTCTTGGCATGAGGAAATAAAATTACCTACCGTGTATGGGTGCATTGGGTCGTACCTACAATCGTCGGAACCACCTTCGTGCACACCCTTGCACAGGTCATGGAGAAGACACGCAGCTATGAC